GAAACAAAGACAATGACGCTTGGGTAGAAGTATTAACGATTGGTGCAACTTCTGACGCAGTTGAAAGTATTGGTGCAACAGGTAGATTTGATATTGCAAGTGCTGAAACTGTATTTAATGAATCAAGTGCTGATTTAGATTTTAGAGTAGAATCCAATGGTAATACTCATATGTTATTCGTTGATGGTGGTAATAATAAAATTGGAATCGGATCTTCAACAATTCCCGAAGTTTTAACTGCAAATGAACCATCTAATGGTGCAATAACTGGTATTTCTATAAATAATAATTTTGCTACATCATCAACTGCAACAGCTGGAACTGGAAGTGGTATTAGATTTGGTGTTAATGATGCTAGCTTTACATCAGCTTTTGGTGATGCTAGAGGCAGTGAAATTTTGTCCGTAACAACTGCGACCAATGGTCGAAGTAGAGATATTGTATTTAAAACTGATACTAGTGGAACTCTTGGTGAAAAAATGCGTATTCATAGTTCTGGGGGTGTTTGTATCGGACAAACAACAGCACCTGCTTCAAACGCAGGTTTAGGTATTGCAAGTACCACTAGTGGTGATTCTGCTTCTATGTATTTAGATACTTATGCGGCAAATCAATCTCAATCAACTTTCTTTATTAGAGCTTCTAAGAATAATACAGTTGGAACAAAAACTGAAACAGCAAGTGGTCAAGATATAGGAAGTATATATTTTCAAGGTGTAAATTCTAGTAGTGCTTTTGGTTATGGTGCAAACATAACAGCAACACAAACTGGCTCAGCAGGAAGTTCAAAAATACCAACAGCATTAATATTTGGAACAGCAACCAGTTCAGCACTTGCAGAAAGAATGCGTATTCTAGGTTCTGGAGAACTTTGTTTAAGAAAGACATCAACTACTTTTGGCACAGCTGGGTCAGCGTTTGGTGCAACAGTAGGTGAAATTTCATCAACAGTTGATGGTGCTCCAATAATGTATATAAATAGATTAAGTAGTGATGGAAATTTAGTTCAGTTTCATCAAGCTAGTACACACGAAGGTACAATTTCTGTAAGTGGTAGTACTGTATCTTATTCTGGTTTTACAGGCACACACTGGTCAAGACTTTCTGACAACTCTAAACCAACAATACTTCGTGGGACTATAATGGATTCAATAGATGAAATGTGTGATTGGTATCAAGTTGTTGCAGATTTACCAGAAGTTTTATGGACTGCTGATGACTTAGAAACACAAGATATTCTTTACACAGCAGATGATGTTGAAACGCAAGATGTTTTATATACCGAAGATGAAGAATTGCCAGAGGGTGTTGAAGTTGGTGATGTAAAAGAGCCATCTACACAATCTGTCGGTGATATGAAACAAGAAGCAACTCAAACTGTTGGTGAAGTAAAAGAAAAGGCATACACAGTAAAAGAATCAATAGCTTTAGGTGATAAATCTGTTGGTGATGCAATTACATTTACATCTAATGGAACTGAGTACACAGGAACTATTTTTAAAGAAGATGACGTAAAGCATACTAAATGTAAAGTCTCTGACACAGCAGATAGTAAAAAAGTTTATGGTGTATTTTCAAACTGGGACGATGAAGATGATGGACTTGATGGTGATGTTAATGATATGAATATTGCTCAAGTTGGTACATATATCATAAGAGTAAATGCAGATGAAGCTGCAGAAGCTGGTGATTTACTTGTATCAAATGGTGATGGCACAGCTAAAGTACAAGATGATGACATCATAAGAAGTAAAACAGTTGCTAAAGTAAACTCAACTGTAAAAATTGAAACTTATGCAGATGGCAGTTATACTGTACCTTGCACATTACATTGTTAAGGAGAAAATATGTTTACACTAGACAATAAAGAATATGACGAAACTAAATTATCTGACAAAGGTAAGTTAGCTTTTGCACAACTTCAATATGTCAGTCAAGAAAGATCAAAACTTCTACTAGAAACTGATCGGCTAAATACAATAGAGGGAGCTAACTCTGCAATCCTCAAAGCTGAACTACCAAAAGAGGAAGCTGATGCCGAGTCAAAGTCAGAAGAATAGTGAAACATTAATTCGTCTTGAAGCTCGGATTGAGACTATTGAAAACAATCATCTAACGCATATTCAAAATGCTATTGAAAAAATAGAACGCCATATTGCTTCAATATGGAAAGTAGTGGGTATATTGTGTTTTATGTTCACAATCGTATTCGCAGAGACAGTAAAATCATTTATAGATTTATTAGTTATTTAATAGAGGGTTAAATATGGAGAAATGTATTCTCGTAATATCAGACCAACACATACCTCACCACCACCAAGATATGATGGCTTTTCTTAGAGCCATAAAAAAGAAATACAAACCAACTCGGATTGTAAATATCGGTGATGAAATAGATGGTCACGCAATAAGTTATCATTCACCAAATCCTGATCTTGCTAGTGCTGGTGATGAATTAAAAAAGTCTTTAGAAACTATCCACGAACTTGAAGAACTATTTCCCAAAATGGATTTAGTACACTCTAATCACGGAAGTTTAATATTTAGAAAAGCCTTAACTCACGGACTACCAAAAGCCTTTATAAAAGATTACAATGATTTTTTAGAAGTTGGAAAAGGTTGGAAGTGGCACGAAGATATAGTTATCAAAGCAAGTAACGGACAGGATATTTATTTCTGCCACGGAAAGACAGCTAACATTTTAAAACTTGGTCAAAGCTATGGAATGAATGTGGTGCAAGGTCACTATCATACCAAATTTTCCCAAATTTATTGGAGTACGCCCCAAGCATTATATTGGGGATTACAAGTTGGTTGCCTTATAGATAAGGACAGTCTTGCTTACGAATATAATAAGTTATTTAAAGATAGACCGATAATTGGTACGGGAATTATTATTGAGGGATTGCCTAAGTTATTGCCAATGGTCTTGAATAAAGGTGGAAGATGGAATAAAGTCGTTCCTTGATGAGTGCATTTAAGAAACAAGTCGGTGGAACACATTACAAAGATCATAAGATACAACCTTATGAATTTATCCAAGAGAATAATTTAAACTACTTACAAGGAGTAGTTATAAAATATATAGTCCGCTATAAGGACAAGAATGGTATTGAAGATTTAGAGAAAATAATTCATTATTGCCAACTTGAAATAGAAAGGATTAAAAATGGATAAAAATAGAATGATGTCATTCACTCAAAAATTAGTGATAGATGAATGGAGAGCATTTTGTATATTGGGGTTTGAAGTATCACCATCTGGATTATCACCTGAGTATATAAGAATTTATATAAAACCTTATGATGGTCGTTTAGACCAAGAGGTAAGATCACACGCTAGAACAGTCACTAAGTTATTAGAAAAGGGAGATACCTTAACTGACATCGTGGAAGATCATACCAAAGAAAGCATTGTTGGAAACATATTACATTATGTCAAAAACAATATGGAAGATATTATCGCTTGTAAGCAAACAGAAAAAGAAGTGAGATTATCAACCGACCCTTATCGTAAAATCAAATAGGAGAAAATTATGGAATATCTTTGGAAAGCTGTTGATATGGCTAACTGGAAGCTACCTATATGGGTAGTGGCTATGATTGTGGTGGGAGCTATAATTGTATTCTAATGGAATTAAGAAAAGAAACTGAATATCTCATTATCCATTGTGCGGCTACTAAACCCTCAATGGATATTGGGTTGACTGAAATTAGGAAATGGCATTTAGATCGTGGTTGGAGAGATGTAGGTTATCACTATATCATAAGAAAAAATGGCGAAGTCGAGTTAGGTAGAAGAAATGATGATATGGGTGCACACGCTTCAGGTTATAACCATAAAAGTATTGGCGTATGTTTAGTGGGTGGAATGGCTGATGACAATTCAGCAGAAGATAATTTTACAGATAGACAATGGACAGCTTTATTAGACTTGGTAAAACAAATCCAAGTTGAATATAATGATATTAATATTATAGGACACAACGAAGTTAGTACAAAAGAATGTCCTAGCTTTGATGTACAAAAATGGAAAACGGACAACCTTTAACCTCAGAGATACAAGGCAATGAACGAATTGCTTTTGATGGAAAAAAGGTTGAAGTCGATACAGGATCAAATACTTTAGATTTTATAATAGTATTGTTATTGATCGTAAGTATTTATATTGCAAAAAAATTAATAGATAGGTGGATTAAATAATGTGGTTATCACTATTACCGACTGTTTTAAAAACAGGTGCTTCAGTATTTGCCAATAGGCAAAAGCAAAAAGTTTTATTATCGGAAGCTGAATTATTGCATACGCAAAAAATGGCTAACGGAGAAATAGAACTGCAAAAAGTTGTAAGACAAGATAATAATAACGGATATAAAGATGAGTTTGTTTTAATTCTTATATCATTGCCTGTCTTACTTTTAATATGGTCAGTTTTCTCAGACGACCCAGATATTCAAGCTAAGATAGATATTTTCTTTGATAAGTTTTCTAACCTGCCTTTTTGGTATCAAGGATTATTTATTGGAATATGTAGTGCGATATACGGATTGCGAGGAGCAGACTATTTTAATAAGAAAAAATGAAGAAGATAAAGGTGGTATTGCACCAACCTCTAAACATCTTCACCTTAGTTAAATCTCTTTTAACAATTACAATCCTAGAAGAAGTTGTTGCACAATATGAACTTATTGATCTTTACCCTTCATTGGAAAGAACTCACACACTTGAAAAGCTAATCAAAGCCAATAAAGATAATGTTTATGCTAGTGATGTTAAATTAGATTGTTTTTATGAATGTACTGAATTAGAAGATCGAGAACTCTTGGCGAGAGATTTCTCTACCAAGAGCCACGACTTAACTATTAATTAAAGATCCCCAAATTCATCTTTAAACATTTTAATATAAGCTATTAAGCCCATATAACCTACCACCCCTAAGAGTGGTAGAATTATAAAGTATAATAAATTTTCCATTATTATTTTCTTAAATAATCTGGCGAATATATCCTCATACCTGTAATTGGATAACCTTTATAAACATTTCCTCTAGGATGAGGTGCTGGTTTAGACCAAGAAGCGGCTTTTAATATATTGCCTTCAATATCAATAAAACCCCAGACACCTTGAGAATTATTGCTGTGGCTAATTATTTTAATAAATTTTTTACCAATTTTGTAAGAATAATTATCACCCAATTTTCCCCATTGATTGTTGTTTGCTTCAATAAGATCATTTATTAAAATTTCTACTTTTTCTATTAATTGATTATTTATTTTCATTGTATTCCCTTTCGTTTTGTTAATACCTATTTATATCAACATTTGTTAATATTCTCAAACATAAAAAGCATTATTTTTAATTTTTTTTATTATTTTGAGGTTTTGTTCCTCTAATGTTCTATTTATCATAAATGCCCTAAAATAAGCCTAAAAATACTCAAGGCTTCTGCAAAGATCAAATTTAACTTAATATGCTGATTTTGAGCCTGTTTGGGCGTTTAAATGCTATTTAAAACGAGTTTTTTTATTCATATTCACCCTTACGATCAATAACTTCCCAAATGTCTTTTATTGTGGGTTCTAGCAATACTATCAATTCTAGGTTACTTAATCTATCTAATATGATCTGTTTTTTATTCATTTGTGATCTAACCATTTTTTTTAAACTTCCTTCTAATTCACTAATATCTTCTTTGGTATGATGTGGCATAGATAATAAGTTCTTAAATTTCTTATTATATAATTTAATTAAAAATTCTGCTCTTTCAGAGATAGTAATTATAAATCTATTGCCTAATGAAACATTACATTGTTTACAGGAAGGAATGGTATTTGATTTATTAGTTGATGCACTTTTTGGATTAAAATTAGAAATTGATCTTGGGATAATGTGATCTCTATCTGTTGCTGACTCACCACAATAGGCACAAGTATATTTATTAAATATTTGTGTTATCTTTGTATCTTTATCTAATTCTTCTAAAATTTCTAAATTCATTATGGCAAATTACCGATATGTTCAGCACTATCTAATTTAAGATAATAGACTTCCTTCTCTATTTTCTCATTATTATCAAATTCTGTGGTAGCTGGACACATTAAAGTCGATATCGGCGGCATTTGTTTAAATAAAAATAGATTAGTTACATTCCACCCTATAATCTCTCCGGACTCAAAGCTGTTTATATACCAAAACTTTTTATGGCTATCAAAAGCCTCTTTCATCAACCGCTTGTACTTATCCCTCTCTAAGATGTAATCGTTATATCTATTCAATTCAAAGTCTCGGTGTTTTAGTTCAACGATGGCAAATTTAGACTTACAATCAAAATAAGAGTATTCATCATAGTATTGGTACTCCAAAGGATAGAGAGCAAACTTAGTTTTATTTAATACCGATAAGACTGCTAACTCTTTTTCAATCATATTCCCTGTTGAAGTTCGGCTCTCTTAGTTGAATGATATGACCTTAATAATTCAATATGGATTTTATGAGCCTCGTATTCAGCCCACTTCTTACCAAACTCTAATTCTGCTTTTTCTATCTTCTCATCTAACATCATTAGTTCCTCATCAGCTTTAGCTTTCATCTCAGCGTCTTTGATAGTTGCATTATATCTATGCTTCATAAATAAATGAGCTTTTAATCTCTCACGCTGACGCAGTAATGAATCAACACCAACTTTAGATTCTCTAGCGTGTTTGCTAAGAGTTTCAGTTAAGTGTTTAAGTTCTTCTAATTCTTGTAATGTATTCATAATGGGAGAGAGGTAAGTAAACGAAATGGGGGAGTTAAAAACTTACCTCTCATAAACTCCTTATCTGTTTGATAAAAACACAGTAACAACTAGCTTTTGTAAAGCGTCTAAATCACGACCAAAGAACTCAAAAAATTCTTTATCTTTACACGCTTGAAATGCTTGTTGCATACATTGAGCTTTTTCAGCATAAGGATTATTAGTTCCATAATCAAAGTCAGTTCCCTCATCTTGTAAGTCATCTTTCATATTTTCGACTGTTGTATTTGGAAACGCTTTTTTTATGTCATCGACAACATTTGATTCTTCTAAGACTTTTACACCTATGTTTGAAAATCTGTCAAAAGTAACATATTCTTTAAAAAGGCTAAATGGAAAATCTATCTTGTTTCCTTGTTTAAGCCAATGGGGAATATCATCTTCTTGTTTCCAATTTATACAAAAAACATCGGTTTCTGTATTATAACCAGCAGATGTTTTTACTTGAGCATTATTTTCTAAAGCCAATAAATGAACTTTAATTTTGCCATAATTATTGACAGGGTCTATTTGTTGTACTTTACATTGTATTGATTCACTCATTTTCTATAACTCCTTCATATAGATTTATTATTTGTTCTTTAAACTTCTTATCTGAAAAATAGAAGCTACTTAAATCAGGATAAGGAAATGATAATAACCAATCGGCTTTAGACTTGCATTTCTTATCAAGCCTTTCAATTAGTTGTAAATTAAACTTCATTATTTCGTACCCTTTTCTAAGTTCGTTTTCTGATATCTCAAGATAATTAGTCTTTTTATCTGAGACATACAATAAGGCAAATTTTCTATTTTCGCCAGATAATTTCCAATAAAGTGATTGTTGTAAAATATGGTCATATGAGCAGGTTTCTATACTACTAGGCACTCTCTTGGTGGTCTTAATATCAACTACTGTTGCTTTAGGTACTTTCTTAAAATAACTAAAATCTAAGAATCCGTGTATATCTCTTTCCAAACCAAAGTCAGTACCTTTACCAAATACCCTTTCTTGATATTTCTCAGGTCTAGCAAGTTGCATAGATTGTAAGAACTCGGCTATTTTGAAACCACAAGCTATTGCAAACTGCAACTCATCATCACTTTGACCACCTATTTTTTTCCATTTCTTAGCGGCGTAATCTATTGCCTGTTCCCTAGTAGGGTCTTTAGCTAAGATATAATAAGCCATTGGTTCAGCTACATTCCCCCTTATGGCGGCATCACCATAAGGTTGTTTTATATTAAATATTTTATCAGCTACAAATAACTGAGGAACATTTTTAATTTTGCTTCCGCTACTAGCTGAGTGTTTATAGTTTTTAAGCAACGACATAAGCCACCAATAGGACAGTTATAATCAAAACAATTACAACAGCTATTACAAACTTTCCAAATGTAGTAAAGTAGTTCATAAGTTTTCTCCCTGTTTAAAAAATTTATTTATGTTTTCATAACCCAAATGTGTTACATAAGTATAGTTATTATTTTCATCTTTTATTACATCACCAGCAATAATGTTCTTTCCATAATCAAAACCTTCTTCAAATATTTCATCATCAAAAGAATTGTATTTTGTTAAATTAGTTTTTTTTCCAAAAGAACTTGGAGCTACAATTTCATATTGCTTCTCCCATATATCATCAAGATTATCTCCTTCAATATACCTATGAAAAGACCAAAATTTCACCCATTCTTTTTTAAAGTTTTTTACACCTTCACATTTTCTATTAGCATAAACTCCCTCTAAATTTTTCATCGCCCATAAAATTCCATTTTTATCAATAATCTGAGAATGTATTTCATAATGATTATTTCTTAAAATTTCATATTTCATAAGTTTTCCCCCTTTTTAATTTTAGATTTAGCCCTTTGTAAGGCTTGTTTATCAAAATGATCTAGTTCTTCTGCTAACACCCATTTTATAAATGCTTTGTATTCAGCCCTAGTCATTTTAATATTTAATTCTTTATACCCGTGATTCTGAGTCGGCATTATCTTCATCTCCTAATTCACAAAATATATCTTCACAATCAAAGCATATATTCTGATGGTTTATTTCATCGTGATCGCACATAGCACCACACTCTTTGCAAATTAATATTTTTCTACCTGACATTTAATTCCTCTGCTATGTCCTCTAATGTAAATAACATTTTATCTATTTCATATTCACACCAGCTTGATTTCACAAAAGTATATTGAGTGTAAACCATAAACAATAAACATACCGCTATTGTTATATGTAGTAATCTATCGACTAATGCCATAAGACGCTATATCCCCTATTTTCTAAACATTTATTAATCATAGTTGCTTTTTTATCTATGGCTTTTGGTGGTAGCCATAATAACTTAGCCCTGGAAATATTATAAACTTTCTTGGTGGTTTCCCAAACTATATTTGTATTATCTTCAGCTATACTCAGACAAGTATAGTAATCATCGTGGTATCTGTTCATATCACCCTCTATATTAGCTGATGACTTGCCTCTACTATCAACAACAGGTATTGACGCACAAGCTGTTAAGTTAAACAGAATTAATAGAATTATTGCCCTTTTCATTTTCTAACCTTTCTACCTCTTTTCTTAATAGGTTTTGAATTATTACTTTTTCTTTAAGTTGAGTCTTGCCTCTTATGTAATCTAAACTCGCCTTAACTTCTTTGTGTTCAATGTCGGTATAGTTAAAAGATTTATACTTCCAACCATTATGTCTTGGGTCTTTATCGTGCATTTAGTCTCCTTATCAGTTTTGTTAATAATTCAAAAAATTGTAAATACTTCAAAACAACTCTTTGATCTTTATCTTGATCTATTTCAGACATAGGATCATAGTAAACTTTACTCATATTGATCCTCACTTAAATTTGGAAATATTACATCGTCCCATTTAATTTTAGCTTCAGTACAATTAAGCAGAGGTTCACCCCAAGCCTTTCTTTCGTCATTAGTCCAACGATGCCATCTTTCGAAGTTCCATTGGTCAGTTTCAGAAGTTCTATACTTCCAAACTTTTTCTTGAAGCCTAGCTTCTTCACTTTTTGTAATCATCAAATGCCCTTTCTGTTGATTTGTGAAAATATTAACTATTATTGATATATTGTAAACCCTTAATATTGACTTAAAAAAATGGCAGTTTATGGTCGATTATGAGGCTAGTTCCTCCGACTTAAGCCCTTTCGTCAAAACTAGCCTCACTTTTTGGAACAGAAAAAGCAAAAAATAGTTCCATTATTCTCTTCACAATATATTAACATTTGTTAATATAAACTAAATAAACGGGAGAATATAAAAATGATTGATAAAAAAACAATACAATTAGACGAATACACAACACCAACTTATAATAAAAATCAAAAAAACTGTAATGATGATTATGGTTGTGTCATATGTGGCAAAGCAGTTAAAACACAACTTAAATATTTTGTTATTTGCACAGGAAATGAACATAATGCTTACACTAAAAAAGATGTGCAAGAATTAGGTTTCGATTTTTTAGAAAAAAATGATGGTGGTTTTATGGGAGCTTATCCAATAGGAACAGATTGTCATAAAAAATATGTAAAAAATAATGATGTTTTAGAAAGCGTCGTATTTAAAAAGGGGGAATTATTTAATGAATAATAAAAACTGCGATATAATAAATAAGGGTGTAACTGTTTATTATAGAGAAAATGATGAAATAAAAGAAAAGACAGCTAGAAATTTAAAAATAGCAAATATCACAGGTGAACAATGGGAAACTTCTGATGAAAAATATCTAGTGGTCAATATTCATTATAAAGGATATGACTTTAATCGTCTGATTGATATTTCGTCTTTAGATAAAGAAATTAAAAATGGAGACGCTTTTAAAATAGGTGAATAATTAAAAATAGGGGAGTATAATAGCTCCCCTATGAAACAAACAATAAGATCACCAAAACACTTAAATTTCATCAGATCACTTCCTTGCTACATATCCGAGCAAACACCAAGCCAAGCCTGTCATATAAGAATACTATCAGATGGCGGTACAGGATTAAAACCTAGTGATTACCTTACACTGCCATTTACTTATCAATATCATAAAATGCAGACCGATTTTGGGGAGCAATCTTTTTATGCTAAATTCAACATTAATCCTTTTATTGTTGCTAAAGAACTTGTAATAATATCACCTTGTAATAAAGTTAATAATGAAGCTGTAATCAAACAGCTTGAAGAAAGGGCTAAGACTTATGCAGGGATATATCAAGATCAATAGAGCAATATTATTTCACCCATCATTACAAAAGAAAGATAGATCACTTTGCGAGATAGGTGCTTTTATTTGGATATTATTAGAAGCAAGTTTCAAAGATAGAAATTTCGACATAAAGGGACAAACAATAAAACTTAAGCGTGGTCAGTTATGCTGTTCGATCAGTTATATGGCTAAAGCATTTAATTGGAATAGAGCCAAAGTTCAACGATATTTAGATAAATTAAAAGACAATGGAACGATCCTAACCGATACACCAATCGATACACCAGCCGATACACCAAATGTCCTTACAATCTGCCACTATGACGAGTATCAAGATATGCCAAACGATACACCAACCGATAACAAACAGAATAAACTAATAAGAATAAATGATAAGAATATAGATGATTTTATGTATATATGGGGAAAGTTAAAGGCTAAGAGAGGAAGTAAGAAGGTAGCTTTACAGAAATACAATAAGATTAAAAACAAAGTCGACGCTGACACCTTGATTGAAAAATATAATCAACTTGTTTCTAAAGCCTCTAGTCCAGAGTTTATTCCGCATTTTTCAACCTATTTATCTCAAGAACGCTGGTTAGATGAAGATAGTATAGTAAAAGAAAAGAAGATAACACCAGAGCAATTTTTTCGTCAGAGGTTTCCTAACACAGTTCCAGATGGTTTTATAATGACATTTCATAGTTGGAATGAGATAACCTTCACCAATGGAAAAGAACAAGTTAGCTTTAATTATATGACAGGGAAAAAAATATGACTAATTCATTAGATCAATTAGATTTCTTTAAAAAACAGCCTTATAAAACAATTAAAGATGAATGTGTTGATTTATCTAAAATTAAGTTTGTATCACCAGATTTAGGGATAGGTAAATCTGGAAGAACTTGGGATTATTCTGATATTCCAGAAGGTAAATATTTTATTTTTAAAACAGGCGGTTTTAACAGATTTAGAAAAGAAATGGGTAGTGTATTTCCAAGATTAATTAATAAAATCACAGGAACGGAATATGCTGTTTGTCTCGAAACAGGCAGTGATGCTGGTTATTTAAATTGGAGTTTTAAACT